CGAGATGCAGCGTAGTCTCGTGGGCTCGGAGATGTGTATAAGAGACAGATCTAAATCCATTCCGTGAAATCCTGTTTTAAACGTATGAGTAACAGATGTTACCATCATGTAATTATTAACAATCATATCGCCAAAGTTTCGATTGATATACACCAACGAACCCCCACGCACACGCACATCGCCAATGACGTTTTTCAACTTAATCTCACGGCTTTTCTTGTTTTTGTGAGCCATGATTGCTTTGGCTTGCGCTACTGCGTTGATGTCCTTTTCTTTAGGAATGAGCAGATACTGTAATCTGCCCCATTTCTCGATATTCTTATCGTCCTTAGCTATAAAAGTGTTCTCCAACTTACTTGATGCACCATTTGGGACTGTACGGACGATTTTTACATAGTTGTATGTCTCTTTGTCTATGGAGGTCGTATATTGCACGTCTTCCATACACTCGTCATCAATATAAATATCAGTCTTCATGGTCTCAAACGATGCTAGCCGTAACTCGCCCGCATCATCGTACAAGTGATAGAACGCATGATTAGGCGTGTATATGGCCGTTTTATCGAGTAGTTGGCATATCATTTCTTGTAGTGACTTATCTTTGAATATGGTTTGCGGTTTCTCAGGAGTTTTCCATACGGTGTCGTCCATATAACCACATTTCAAACCAAAGTCATCGGCTACCATTTTGATGAACTCCGTCGCCGTCATAGCTCCGATAACATAGCAATCTTTGTTCTTGAGATAACGTATCTGATCATAGCAAGTAACCGAAATAGAATTCTTGCCGTCTCGTTGTTTCTCAAAGACATACCCAAAGAATACCGCCCCTCCGTTTAATGTGAACTTAACTGTATCACCTTCTTCAAAATTGAGGTTAGGGTCTTTAGGTACTTTGAATGTCATCTTGCTCGGAACACAATCAACTGCTCTCGTAATTTGTACGCCGTCTTCCGGTTCTACAAGCCACAAATCACCAGTACTTTTATTTCTGATGGTTAGCTCATAGTGAAGTTGAGTTGGCATGGGTAACGGAATGATAGTGCCATTGATTTGAGATTTTTCGACTGTTTTCTTTTCATCTATAGCCATTCGTTATTACCCTCTCGTTTTAATTGGATAACCTGACCTACACCCAAGATGGCTGGCACGGCTATTTTGTTAAGTGCTGCAATTTGGAATAAATTATCGGTATTACCAAGTTGCTTTTTTACGATTTGTTGTAAAGTCTGACCTTTGGAGACTTTAGCCGTAGATGCCGCTACCTTACCATCCGTCGGTCTATCCGTTTTAACGCTACCTTTTGCAGTACCATCCTTATCGGTTTTCACTTCTATTCGTTTGGCGCCCCATGGCTTCCACTGTTTCAATGTAACGCTAGCATACGAGTCAAAGCCATTATCTGCATCCTCTTCTATGACGTAGTTTTCAAGCGTACATTTCATATTAGTCATAGCTAGCATCTGTCCGCCTGGTTTCATTCGAACTACGATGAATTGGAAGATTGTCTTTGTGGTTTTAAGTTTTTCGAGCTCATCGATGTAATATTTAGCCTTTTTAGACTTAAACAACATCGATTCATTAAACGGATAATCGGAGTTAGGCAATAAGAATTTAAAAGCAATATCAGTAAGCCCTGCAGGCTTAATAACATTAACTTCACCCTTTCCCAATAACTCCATTGTTTCGTTCTTACCATTGATAGTAGTGGTTAATTCTTTAGGAGGAATTGGTATCTGCATCGTTCCCATATAGAAGTAATACATTTAGATCCCCTCCCTTTGAATTGCGAATGCATCTTTCAAGCCTTTCGAGATTTGACTTGTAAAGCCGTCTAAGTCTGTACCGTTGTTAATTTCCACATCGTTATTCATTTGAATATGGATAATATTGGCATCTTGCCATTTCTTCAAGGACTTATCGATAGCGCTTTCACGGAGTGCCTTAATTTCCTCGTTTGTCATGTCGATAGACTTTCCCATTTTATCGGTATTTTTAGCAGTTTTACCCGTATTGCCTGCGGTTTTATTAGCCGCATCATGATTAGCACCTTGAGTAATTTTGCTAGGGTCAAACTCTTTAGGAGTTTGTGGCCCTGTCATGTTAGGCAGTAAATCACTAAGGCTAAGGTTAGCCCCAATGTTGTAGCCTTCGTTAAGAGCTCCAGTAATACTAGAATATTCCATCTTGCCCATGACGGTAGTTTCACCGCCAGCAATTTCAAATCGTTCTAGTACACCAGTAGACCCTCCTACTTTATCGATGTTTACACCAGGGATTTTATTAATCGCATCGATAATATCGTTAATTCTAGCTTTTACGAATTGCCAAATACCATTCCATATGTCGATAAATAAGTTACCGACTGCATGCAATGGGTCTTTGAATACGTTGGCTAAGAAATTAACGAATGCTGCGATAATGTTCCATCCCAATGCGAACACATTGAAAATAGCAGAACCGAACGCCCAAAAAGCACCTACTACAATTCCTAGTACGCTAATATTAGCATCACAGAAATAGTTAATAGCTTCTACAGCTAAGTAGATTATGACTATAACCGCAACAATCAAGCCAATTATCCATGTTAACGGACACGCATATAATGCGGCGTTCAATCCTTCTTGAGCTAAAATCATTGCCAAAATGGCAGCAGTTTCCGCCCAATCTGCTACAGCCTTAATCGCCATAGCACCAGCAGCAATAATCGTTCTCCCTGCTGCTATACCGGCTTGAATTGCATAAAACGCCATAACGCCACCCAATACCATCATTGCGATATACATGATAGACGAGTGTTGTCTAACAAAATTAGATAATGTATTAAAGGCCCATACTGCAGTGTTAATCGTTTCACCGATAACACCTACGAGCCAATAGAATACCGGCGCTACTGTTTGAATAGCTCCAGTTACGTTATCCACTAACTCACGGATACCCTCGCTATTAGCAAGGTCAGATATTCGCTGGAACACAGGCTCGAACGCCCGAATAGCTTTATTCTTAATTGACTGCATATGATCGCCCCAAGTTTTAGGGAGTGATTCAAACTGCTTTTCAATTTCAGGCATATTATTCATGATAGCGTTCTTAATTACATCGGCGGTGATTTTACCCTCTGAGGCTAATTTTTTTAGTTCACCACGAGATACGCCCATTGATTTAGCAATGATGTTTTCAATCATAGGTGCGTTTTCAGCGATAGAACGGAATTCATCGCCCTGTAACTGTCCACTAGCCAAACCTTGCGTTAATTGGAGCATAGCGTTCTTTTGTGCTTCTTTTGATGCACCACCAATAGCAAATACCTTTTGAATGCCTTCCATGAATTCTACTGCTTTTCGAGGGTCAGGGAATGCATCATGTGCCGATTGTGATACTTGAATGACCGCATCAGCCATCTCCATATATCCACCTCTTGCACGTTGAGCAGATTCAAATATCTGCTTGTTTAGGTAAATTGCGTTTTCTTGGCTACCGGCTACCAATTTAAGGCGAGCTTGAACTTGAGCCCACTCCGTAGCAGTATCTTGTATTGATTCAATGGCGCCTTTTATAGCACCAATGCCATTCATCACAGTACTAGCTAACAGGTTACCTGCAAAGCTGTTCATGATACCGCCCATGCTAGCTTTTAGTGTTTCACTAGCATTCGATACACCGTTCATCTTATTGTGAAGTGTGTTCATGGATTGATAGGCTTTAGTTGTTGCGTTTGCGGCTGCGTTCATAGCATTAGGAATATTAGTAGAGAGGCTTATATAGTTAGAAAGTGTAGCCATTCATTACCCCCTTTTTGCCTTTTTCATTTCATCTTGCTCATCTTTAGCATGTTGCTGAATAAAGGCAATTACTACAGCCTTTTCATTCATGTCCATATCCGCAAAAACAGAAGGTCGCATATGGTATTTAACAAATGCCAAATATGCGAACATCGTTTCTGTTTCATTGGAATTTAGGAGTTTTTTACTTCTTTTACCTTATCTTCCATGCCTACGTCATAGCCTTGGGCTTCTGTTACTGCCGCCAAAAGGTCGGCATATTCGCCAGGTGTAAGCATTGCTTTTACGAGCTCAACTGGTTCAGTAACGCCCCAACTGTCTTGAAGTTCTGCATCATAAAGATTAGGGTAAGTGATCGCTTTAGATAGCACATCTTCATTGTATGCAGTCGCATCAAAGCGTTCTTCAGATTGACGAGTGATGCGGTCTGTAATACGTTTAGTGTATTTCTTACGCATCTTTTCTGTTTCGTCCGTAGCTAATGTTTTAATTTTCCACGCTACCGGCTCACCATTCACTTTGATGCGTTTAGATGCTACGTATTCTGTTTCATTAACAACATCAACATTTTGTTTAAGAAATGCGCTTAAATTTTCAGCCATTGTAAAAACCTCCTAAAAAAAGGAGCAAGCTCTAGGCTTGCATCCCGTCTAATTCATTAAAGTGTTGAACATATTTAACACCTTCATAGGTGAAGTTGTGTTCTTGTTCGATGTATTTGCCTTCAGCGTCGAATTCAGCTGCTGTTAATTCATCAAGGTTCACACCTTTTAGAATTACAGAACGGCGACCAGCTTTAGAAGTTGGATCATTATTAACTACTTGCATATCAAAGTATGTATCCACACCCGTTTTCAAGTACTTTTCAACCATCTTATCGAATAAAGCTGTGTTGTGGTAAATGGTTAAGCTACCGCTGTATTCTACGGAGGTAGACTTATTACCCGCACCGATACGGCCCAAGATTGCCACTTTTTCTTTATTCTTTTTAATTTTTGCACTGAGTTTCTTAGCTTGAAACAGTAAGTATCTGTTGCCGTTCTCTACAATATAGCAAGATGCTAATTTAGAAGAAACAACGTCAGCTGCATCCATCGTTTTCAATGCATCTAAAATTTCATTTTCCATGCGTTATCCTCCTAGGCTACTACAACAGTCATGTACAATTTTTCCATAGCCACAGTTGGTTGTAATTGTACGTTAACCAATACATCTTCCTTGTTATCGCCTTGTGTAGGTACTGGGATATCCTTATCATCGAAGTTTTGGATAGCTCGTACTTTTTGGTACTGCTCAGCAAGATATACAAGGTCGCCCCACAAAGACTCACGACCTGCTTGGTCGTTAGGGGATTTATCAAGATGTGTCTTATTAAACAATCTAGCACTATCAACTGCCCAATTATCAAGTACACGAATGACTTGGTTAAAAGAGAAGTCTCGGTTTTTAGCTTTACTGAATTCAGTAAATGTGTTGATATCTTTCAATACACGTACATCACCTTGAATGTTGCCACCTACCGCATCAGTTACACTATGGAACATAAACATACCATCTTTAATAGCTTGTTCGAGTTCGAACTGTTTGTATTTAACGTTTACTGTGTATTCGCCATCGTAGATCATATTACCTACTGTAGCATTGATATTGCAAGATGCCTCTTGTCCTAATGTCCAGTACACCAAAGAGCCTTTTTCAGCCCCTTCATCGGTTACGTCGTTAAGGATGGAGATAACCCCTTCATAGTTGACCTTAGTCTTACCATGGATCACTAATTGGAATTTAGCCCCACTTTGTTCACGGCATCGTTTTGTAAACGCAATAAGCAAATTCTTAACAGTATCGTCAGCACCAGCATAACCGATTGTATTAAAGTAGTAAGGTTCAAGCATATCAAGGCCATTTTGATAATTTTGAACAGTTACAGCACTACCATTAGTGCCACCAGTCAATGCAGCATATGCACTAGCAGTTAATGCACCTGTTTTAGTAAAGATAATGTAATCATTGTCTTTCAATTCAGTTGCATCTTTCAAATTCTTTTGTGTATCTACTACTTTACGTACATCACCAGTTGTAAGGTATGTATTTACAATGAATTTACCGCTATTATCTGGGTCAGCTTGTACAGATACACCCAAGTCATTACCACGGATGCCCTTATATTTAGCTTTCCCAATAGTGCCAGTTGCCTGAGCACCATCAGAATTTAATCGGTAGAAATAGCCAGTTTTTAAGCCACGGAATAAATCACGTAAGCCCTTCATTTTGTCATGGCCGTAGTCATAACCAAAGTATTTTTGGCAGTCTTTTTGGAATGTATCGTTATCTACACGGAACACTTCACCGCTTGGGCCCCAATCAAAGGAGAGCATCATAGCACCAAAGCCACGATCTGATACTTCCGCATATGCTCGGTCTTTAGATACGAAGTTAATATAAGTACCTGGCAATACTTTATTGTGGAATAAGAATGTGCCACCACCTAATGCCATATTTCACTAACCTTTCACAGGCGTTTTTAATGCCTGATTTAAAATTCTATCAATGTCGCTTTCCGTATACATTTCATCTTCGTTAAGAAGGCAAGTGAGCAAATCACGATACCGTCTGTATTTGTCAGATGCAATGATAGCATAAGCATCAAATTGTTGTTCAGTCGTTACCTCGACTGTTTGTTTTTCATCTGCCATCTTTTACCCTTTCTGTTAATTCCATGTGTTTCATGTGTTCGATTGGCTTAGTTACACTTCGTAAGATATTTTCATAAGTTACAAAGAAATGTAATATACCATCTGACACTTTATACTTCATGCCAGTGCCCATAATTGTACGTTCCCCAACTTGTATGAATTCGAGCATCTGATACAACACACTAGGAATTCCTAATAACTTCCTTGTATCTGTAACCACATCAAGATTATTGGCGTAATACATGATGTCTAAATCCAAAGAGGTATTATATAGCGTTCCAACATGTCTGTTCATACTAGGTTCAATAACTTTGATATAAGCACATGGGAATGTCATATTATTCTCTTTGAATTCTAGGTATATAGGCACATTCAAGGCCTTATGTACAGTCTTAGATACGGCCGTTAATATATCAGTATCCACCATGATCTTCAATCCATTTCTTTAATGTAATTTCCATAATACGTTTAGCGTTTTTATTAACTACCTTTTCAGCTTTCTCATGCATGTACGCACCATCAACCCATGACTTTTTTAATCTGCCGCCTTGCATTACACCGCCTTTAGATTGACCTATCCAAGGGAGAAATCTCCCAACCTCTTGCCGATGGCCGTCATTAAGAAACGAGGCGTAAGAGGATGTGTTAAACACCCTAATCCGCCCTGTTCTTTCGTTCAGTCGATATCTACCAACACTCCAGGATTGGCGGGTATGCTCGCTATCAAAGTACTTTGTTTGTACTTTGCCATTTTGCATAAATTTAACCGATCGTTTTCCGATAGGGGTGTTTAATTTAGCCTCCCGCACATACACGGCAGCCATTTCCTTCACAACTTGCTTGTTGAATTTCTGAAGATTGCCCGACTGGCTCAGTTTTACTAAGCTGCGATTAAATTCAGCAAACTCATCCATGTCGAATTCAACACCCATATCAATGCACCTCTAAATTTTCGAGCTGCACTTCTTGATGTGTGTCATATCGTGCGGAAATTGATGCACTACGAAAAAGTTGCTTCGTATTTCGCCCTGTAACAGCTATTCGAGAGCCTTTTGGTATGATTACACTAGGCGAACAGAAAAGGCTCGTATACTGCGTAAATTTTGGAATTTCAGCCATATTGGCAGTATTCGATGTTTTATATGACAATCTGCAAGGATATGGGCCGTCAATTTTTGTTGATTTTGCCATTATCCCTGTTTCTTCGTCCATTTGGTCGATTTCGGTTTCAATCGTACATTCACAATCGTAAAGTTTCTCGATTTGCTTTGTGTACTTTGCTACCATTTCAGCCGTCGGAAGCATGTCAACTCACCCTCTCCATAATTTGCGAATATTTGAGCCATTTCTTTCAATCTATCCTCTGCACTTTTACTGCTAAAACTCACTTGAGTGTCACCCATTTTAATCTGTGTAGGCACGTCTAAGCTTTCAACACCAACTAACGCAACAATATTTGTTTGTAAATACGCTCCGACCACCCTATGCACTATTACGTGTTCGAGTTCAGCCGGTAGCGTTTTACAATTAATAATATTGAGTACACGTTGGGTTTCTGCAGTAATCAGATAGTTAAGAATAGGTGTTTCAATATCAACGCTTCTATTCGTTATTGTCAGAATTAGATCTAGAATTTTTTCTAACATTCTTCACCAATCCTTTGCTATTCGTAGTTTCCTCTACTGTTGGATTTTCTTCCGTGTTCGTAGTTTCCTCTACTGTTGGATTTTCCGTCTTGTGGTATCGTCTCAATAGCATTCCCATAATTTCACCTACTATTTTTTAAATGTTGCTTTTACAACTTTGGACTTATTAGTTAATGCTGCAATGTAATGTTCAGTTACTGTAATTACGTTTGTACGTTTCAATACATCACGATCAGTTTCAACTAATGCATCACGTTTCATGAAGATTGTTACTGCTGGAAGTGCTGGAACACCATCTTCTGGTTCTGGTGTAACTTGAACGATATAGTTATTGAAGTTGCCTGCATCTTCAACGATTTTACGAGATACAACAACGTTACAACCAGCGATTTTACCAATTACACCGCTAGCCATTACATCATTGCCGTATTTGTTTTTGTCGATGAAATTAGGGTCTTTACGCAAAGTTGCTTCTTGTGCTGGGGAAATAAATAAATATTTCACCACGCCTTCTTGTTCTTCTTCAAACTTAGCAACCGCATCAACAATGCCATTGTAAGAGATTTCACTTGTAGAAACAGAAGTAAGTGTAGCACCACTCAATGCAGTCAATACATCATTATCAACTTTAGAGGCAATGGACATGGCTAATTGTTGAGCAGCCGTACCAACTGGGTCGCCCAAACCTGTAAGGATAGCTTTGTCAGTTAATTCAACTGCTTTGCCAGCCTCTTTGATTTTGTAATCATCGTGAGATGCAGTCATTTGGTCTGTATCCATCGGTGTACCTTCAGTAAGGTCTACCGCATCACCGATATAGCCCCATACTGGTACTGTTACGCTTTCACCTGGTTGACCTACCAAAGTGTTATCGAATGTTGCAATTTGTGTAAATTTAATCGCTTTAGGCAAGCCAGCGGACACCATGTCAGCCATAACTTGCGGTTTAATCATGTTAGTAGAAGTAGTTAATGCCATTAGTTATCTCCTTTTGATAATTGGTTATAAAGTTCTTGATTTTCATCGAAAAGTTTAGAGCGTTCAGCATAGTTCATCTTGGCAAATTCCTTTGATGTAATCGTAGGTGTGCCGTGCTTACCGCCCTCATTGCCAGCTGGTGTGCCTGTTGGTTTTGTATTTTCGCCAAATAAAAAAGGGTTCTCTTTCATGACCGCATCAAGTTGGTCTTTGAGCCCTTTAATTTCGCCGTTTTCAATTGTTGCATCGTTTAGATCTAACAAAGCACGCACAGCTTTATTGTTCTTAGATTTGACACCACTCAATGCCGTATTAACAATACTATCGATTTCCATGCTTTTGATTTTTGCCTCATATTCAGCGGTTCTTTTGTCTGAATCGGCTTTCAATGCATCGATTTGTTTCTTTAGTTCGTCGTTACTAGCATTAGCTTTTTGAAGGTTATCAATTTCACCACGTACCTTTGATAATTCCCCCTCTACCGATTTGAGCTTGTCATTTTTCGCATTGAATTGGTCTTTAGACACGTAATTCTTGCCGTAATCTTCCACCACTTTGCCTGCTAATTCTTCACTCAAACCTAACTTCATTAATTCGTCTTTAGTCATATTGACCCCCTTATACAAATACCCATTTCGCTTTATTTTCGTGAGCCACACCTCACAGCTACGGTCTTGTTGTTTTGCGCCTAACAATACTAAAACGGCAATTAAAAAAGCAGCCGTTAAGCTGCTTATTAACTAATATATTGTTTTTCCCATTCTTCATAGGATATAGCACCATCGTAGTCGGTACTCTTATCGTCTTTATTTCTGCCTGTTCGTGTTTCACCATCTAGCCCCTCTATGTAAGGGATAGTAGTAGAACGACAATAACAATGGAACGGAGGAACAGTAACACCAGGTTTAGCATCAACACGCCTAACAATCTTTCTATCCATACGCCTACAAATAGGAGATGTATGACTATCTAGCGTGGCTAGTATCTCCAACTTATCAACATCGAGTTCTGCCATGCTATCAAGAAAGCCCTGTTCATATACTCGTGCCATCTCTGTTTCTACTAGCCGTTTAGCGTTGCTATACGATGTTTTCATACGCTTGCTTAGGTTATCCGCCATAGTATCAGCACCTTGCCCAATCATCAATGCTTGCGTGAAATCATTCTGCAGGTTAGCTACTAGCTTAACCTTATCATTCCATATACGACTGCTGAAATCTTGGCCGTCATTTGCCCATTGGCTATTTATAACACTATCAACACGCTTACCATCAATGCTATTAATCATTGAATACGAGCCTCGTTGCGTTTGTGCAGTATAGGCACTCTTATATACAGATGATCTATATACATCGTCTAACATATCCTTAACAGATACATTCTGACTATGTGCCATAACTTCGATTTCATGCACCATATTGATATACAGCATTTGCTCACGGCTTAACCGCTCACGTATTGATGCATTTGATAGCATTTGTTGGTGTTCCTTAGACATGCCAAGCTGCTTGGCCTCTTTTTCAAACTCTTTCAAATCCATCTTAAAGGCTTTCATTTCGTACTTATCTAGTAGCTTTCGTGCTTCTTGCAATGTAATGCCGTTTTCATTGGCAAATCTTCGATACCAATCATTAATGGCCTTTTCTATTCGCCGTAACGCTCGTGCATACTGCTTTTTGATTTCCTCATCGGTTAACGTCGCCTTTTGAAATGCTTCATCTAGGATACGTTCATACCGCTTTTGCCAGTAATCATTCGCCATGTTCCTCACCACCATTAGGAATTACAAAGTCAGGCATTAATTCAGCCTGTTCTTTCTTTAATCGCTCTAATTCCTCATTAGTGTCTAATGTCCATGGATGATTAGATACGATTGTTTCATTGGAAATGATGCCTACACTATTACGGCAATTATTAATGATTTCACTTTCATTGACTGGTGTGAGTTTATTAAATATAAATTCCACATCATCAAGTGCATTACTACCTAGAATGTTATAGTATTGTCCGATAAACTCTAGCATCTTCTCAAAAGATGCTTGAAACTCAACTTCAATCTGGTTACTATCCAAATCAATATCGGAGTACATGCTCATGATGTTCATTTGGTTAGGGTTATTAGCCATTCTATCGTCTTTAGCGTCAAACCCTCGCCCATTTTCGATGATGGCCGTTTTTAATGCGTGAATAATAAATTGATAGTTAGCAGTATTGACCTCAATTTTTAAGGCTTCAACACCGCCATCGCCATTTACTGTATTAATCTTGACCGCTCCATATTGTGCGAGCTTTTGTCTAAAGTCCGCCAAGTCTGTGCCGTCATAGTTTTTCAATACAAGAATAGTATTTCGGCTATCTTCCATCATGTTATCAGCTAGGATTGAATACATTTCATTCAATGCATCTTGCAAGCACTTAACACGATTAATAATAGGCTGTTCTGTATGATTGCCTTTGAAACAGATTAAAGGTACTTGACCCCAATCATAGAACACATTGCCCATATTGATATAGCGTTGTTCGTCCTTTTCTTGATTGATGTACAAGTTTTGATTTTGATAAGTGTAATACTTTACTTTATCTTTTGTGTAAAACTCAACAAATGTTACCGTCTGATTAGCACCGAGCGGAGCATACACTTCCATATCGTACATATACACAAATGCATCTAACTGTGTATGATCATCATCACGCCAAAACGGAAGAATGTTTTCAGGTTTTAAACGCTTGAAAGCAATATCTCCATTTGCATCGATGTATGGATATAAATACCCTTTGCCAGCTATCTGCGAATCGCTGCATACGTTTAATAGTGTACGTTGGAATTTACGATTAAATATATCAGTGATGCGGTCATCTTCCGTCTTAATTTCAAGCGGTTTACCCAACATATAATTAACTTTTTGGTCTACTAAATCATCAATTTTATTATCGACGATTTTATTGTTCGGTAGATTTTGCAACTCCATCAACTTTCCATCTTCGATGATAGTAGTCCGCTTTTTGTTTAGAACATCGTGTTTGCCCTCATAGTATCGTCTACCAGTCAGCATGTCTTTTCTATTTTGGCTGCTTAAAAATTTTCGTATTTCACTTTGCAAGAATTCACGTTCGGAGATGCCACTATTCCCCTCTATGATTGCTTGCCACATTTCATTAGTTGTTAGCATTGTACCCCCTTACCAGCTAAATCTTGCACCGTCCATGATTTCACGTAAGCCATAACGCACCGCATCAATGGTATGATCATTATGTTTTGGATAGCTAGAAATAAAATTACCATCTTTATCCTGTGCAAATTCGTAAGACATAAACTCACGATATGCATTAGGGCAACGCTTTTTATCTATGTAAATCTTCGCCCTATCTGATAACCATTTAATACTAAAATCACGGCTATCTGGCCCTTTACGTACTGGATAGGCTCTTATACCTAACTCTGTAAATTCTGCTATAGATTTAGGTTCTGCACTATCGCAATATACAGGTCTATCACCTACTTTATCTATGATGAGGTTAACGGCTTTCTTATTGGTTAATTTAGTTCCATACACCTCATCATAGATATAAATAGTATCGTGCTTTTCATCGTAGTTCATTTTCATATATACGAATGGGTCAGTAGCAAAGCCAAAGTCAATGCCATGGAATACATTGTCAAATGTGTCTATGATTTCATCTGTGATGTCTAATTCTTCAACATTAGGGAATACATCGCCGCCTGTGCCTGTAACTTCACCCATATATTCATGAGCGTACAGGTCAGGCCGTGCCTCTTTTAGCTTTTCTGCCTCATTAACGAATTGTTGCCCTAACCATTCCACAGGAACCATGGTGTAATCACTTTTGATTACCATTCTATCTGCATCATCTGTTAGTTGTTCTACGTTCACCCAATTATCACGGCTTTTCGGTGGATTAAACGAATAAAAACACCAGTACTTATCACCACCACGTAATAAGGACTGGTTTATGTTACGTATTTCATTCATGCCAGCAAATTGGTCTAATTCTTCGAACCATACTATACCGACATACCCAAATGGTAATTTAATTGATTTTACTTTTTGTGGATCATCAACACCTAGGAATAATATCCGTTGCCCTGTTGGATTATAAATAATCTCTAATGGTGATTTCTTGAAAGTAAACTTATCAGATACACCCAACTTCTCAATACACCACTCTATTTGAGCGTATACGGAGTTTTTTAACGTCTGACCTACTTTACGTAAGACAACCGCATGACAATCTTTGTTACTCATCAAAGTATCGACTACTTCAATACCAACAAATGACGATTTAGTACTACCACGTCCACCAGTTAACCAATAATGCGTGTGTCTGTGCCGTTTAATGTCAGCACTTACCACGTCATAATGTGGAATAATAACCTCAGTCAAATCAACACGCTTAAATGTATCCTGTGTTGGCTCATCATTCTCTGTAAGCCCACCAGATACATTCAATACAAATTCGGCTGCCTTATTATCCCCATTGATTGCATTTACTACTTGTTTCAACACAATAGCCGTCTGTGCGGTTATATTTAACCCCTTAGCACTTGCAAGGCTTTTTATTTTCTCGTCTACTTGACCATCTTTTAACGGAGTATCAAGTAATGTATTGGTTATTTCCTTCCATGTGCGCTTCTCACGCCGTTTCTTTCCGCTAGCTATTCCACCTCGTGAGCAAAATTCACTGCGTTCTTCTTTAGACATTTTGTCAATGCTTTTTAAATTGTCAGTCCGTCTAACTTTGCTCACTTCCTTTCTCTGTTAAATCTCTGTTTACAATATTAATACACGCCTCTACGTCCTAATCTACTGGACTTTGTACTGTTTCTATATTGTTTAGAAACTGCGGTTCCAATAGCATTTTTGCTTACGTCTAATTCATTTAAGCGTTTATTACTAACCTCTCTCTGCTTTGCATATGCTTTATCATATTCTTTCAATTGTTTATTGTTATAGGTTTTGACGGATAGCCCATTACTTTTAGCATGTCTTTCCAATTGCTTAATAGATGTTTTTAAGTTGCTAGGACGTCCATTTTCCAGTAACACGCCAGCATCATTCATTCTGAACATGCTAGTCTTACCATCTTTAAATGTTATCGATATAGCACTTTTTCCACCTAGACCAGCACCTCTACCGCCCATATACTCACCCCTTCATCTTGTCAGTTACTGCATTGCTAATGTATGTTACATCGCAATCGAATGTATACCCAATATCGCCGCCATATACGATTACGTTATGCGGTTTAACTACTTTTATGCATTCGTCCATGCCTTGTACCCATATATCAAATGCATCTTTGTTTCTTTTAACGCCTATTGTTGATACGGCTATCGTTCCGCCTGTTGGTAGCCCATCAAATGCGAAATCATAGCTATCTGCACCAGCCCATGAAACAGTAGGGATAACAGTACACCCATAATCTTGCATCATTTGACCGATTAAGCGACTTCTGTATGTATTCCATATCATCATCGCTATTGGCATGTTCGTGTATAGGCTAAAATCAGGCGTTAATACACAATCATAATCCGCAAGTATGGTACAGTAATCTTCTGGACTGTTCCATACTCTTTCAAATTGATAATCATCAAGGAAGAAATGAACACCTACGCCATCTTGTGGCGGCGTGCTTTTGCAATAATTAAACCCCATTAATGACTTCGGCGTGTGTATCACCTTGTCTAGTGTAGGTATGTCATATATCCCTGTGCATCTGTTTTCATCAAAATCATACAAGTTATATGCATTAGCCGTCCGCTCACGCTCGTTTTCCTTTTGCGGTAGTTCTATTTCAACCGTATCTACTGGGTCGGCAATTTCAAATCCAAAATCCGACATATCAAAATCAAATATTTCATTCATCTCTAATGACAAAATACCTTTATCCCATTTCGATACCTCAGCTACTTTGTTATCTGCCAATCTGTACGCTTTTATTTGTTGGTCTGTTAGATCATCAGCAATAATACAAGGTACTTCTTCAATACCTAATGCATGTGCTGCCTTATACCTGGTATGCCCACATACAATTACATTATTTCTATCAATGACAATCGGTACTTTAAACCCAAACTGTTCAATTGATTTAGCGACTAACGGAACGGCTTTATCATTCTTGCGTGCGTTCTTATCATATGGAATTAGTTCATGTAAGCTTTTCGTTACAATTTCCATTATTTAAGAACCTCACCGCCTTTCCGCTTTAACTTGCCTTTATCCTTGCGACATATTCCACAATGTGGTTTACAAGAATGTTTAGCCGTTATGTATGTCTGACACAATCCGTTGTATTCGATTACATCAGCAGTGCATATTCCATATTTATCATTGTTCAAGCAATGCTTTCTATCGCAATGTACCTGTGTCATATTTCCCTCTTTTGTTAGTTTTATACAAAAAATGAGATATATCGCCGTGGATATACCCCATATATTGATAGTTTTATTCATTTGTTGTGTATTAATCACTCAAAACCGAAGTTATACCCTTGGACTTTTGCCAATGTAACCACACAGGAATTAGCGTTCCTTCTAAAACTCTGTATTATGGTTAGTTCCTAGGAAACCAATATAACTTCAGTTTTCAATGATCATTACACACTCAATACCAGTAGCTAACATTTGATGAATTCTAATCACGTGTTAAGCTAAATAACAACAAGTATATCAATAAGTTATTGGAGGTTGTTAACTACCAGTATTCAATGTGTAACCAATAGAGGGTAAGTTCATATCTGTAAATGTATAATGTATAAGCTATGCTCGACGATATTCGACTTACCCGCATCAGTTAGCAGTAAAATTTTTACATATAAATTTTTGTCTTAACACATACTTCAAAAATTGAAATTAGAAAAAAGTATTGTGTTGTTTCCTCGACTATCAAATATGGTTGCGCTGCTACTTTGCGACCGTTAGCGCTATACGGTCCATTTCACCCATATACAACAAAGGCACGCTCTTATATGGGCGTGCTTGTTGTTGTGTTTTGATATTCTGTAAAGAGTGAGTAAAAGTCACTTAATGGCAACTCTTACATATATATTATACCTAATGGCAAACTATAGGTACACTGACAATTAATGACATTTAGGGACATTTAGGGACATTTAGGGACAAGTTTTTTCCCAACTCCAACAAGGCTTTTTGTTTGTATCGTTTCACTTGTCTTTCCGAATAATTACCAAGCATTTTTAACGCTTCGTCAGCTGAATTGTTAAGGATAAACTCATATCTCAATATGATTGCCCCTAGCTTTTCATCTAGTGCATCAACACGCTTGATCGCATCGCACTTCAAATCAGTTAACTCATCGATACGTTTGTTTCTTTCCGCCACAGTATCAAGGAATTTAGCCATACTTCCATCTAACCCTTGCGGAGTTCCACCGCCACTAACCCTATCTTTTGAATAATCGATTGCACCTATTGTTGTCATGTTACATCTCAACAAGTTAATCTCTTGTTCAATAGACTTGATTTGTGTTTCTACTAACTTTACTGGTTGTAGATACTCAACCGCTTTTTCAATTAGTTTCTTTTCATCTAATTCACCCAAATACTCACCCCCAATATAAACGCTAAAAACATCATGATTATCACCGCACCTAATATAATTGCATTTTTAGTTCCAAACTTTATATCAACAAAGTTAATCAATAATAAAGTAACTATAGATGCAATACCACTCACAAGAAATGTTTTAAGCATAATCTATTTATACCTCTGCTAGTTTTGCGTATTTCCATGAAGTAACACAATATTCCTTATTGCTAACACTCCACGATGTAGCACCATTATCCCAAGTATAGAATGTATTGTTTTGTACTTTAGCAAAATATTTTTTAAACCAGTTGCATCCATCAAAACTAACTAATACAGGTGTATCAACTGCCACTTTCGACCAATCAACAATACCTAATTCTTCTGCAATGTTTAACACTTCATTCCGCTCTATTTGTGGCATTATTTTGCTTATGTTATTAATACACTTTACATGACCACCACTATTTATATCTAATATACCACCATTCGTAACTGGTCTTTTTGTTGTTACAAATGCAGTATCACCGATATTCTTAATATAATATTTCCAGCCCTCATCATATAACTTTTGAAGTAACCACTCTCTACCTTGTTTATCACTAATCATCTTCTACCTCGCTATAATTCTTTTCAAATTCGTTTGCCTTATAAACTTTAATTTTACCTTTGTGATCTTTAACAATATAATCACCTATAGAACACGCAATCACTTCATTCTCTGTTGTGATTTCTAATGATGACTTCTCAAACCAATAACACCCAACTACATCTTCAACGAATTCAACTACTTCCATAGCGTTATTGCCGTTGTATTGTATAGCTTGAATTTCAATAACCTTTTTCACATATCGTTTAGACACTTTCTATCCACGCTCCTCTATCCTCATTCCATCTAAATTCAACTACATCATAAAAATCAAAATCATCTATGTTTCCACTTACTTTACCGATATAGAACACATCCTCTTCACTCTCTACCGCAAGCTGGCACAAGAAATCAAATGCATCTTGATAGCTTTGAGGTGCTATGTAAAAGTCGGAGTGTTCAACGTAACCGCTATAACTTGTCATGGACACCTCTTATAACCCTATCTTTATACACTTAATTCCCTTATTTGCAACACTATCCATTAGTTTCATCAATTTATAATACTCACGATTTCCAATATCATTTACATTCCATGCGTTGTATACCATGTCAAAACATTCATTAAGACTTTGGAAATCTTGGCAAGATAATATATGTTGCCTCAACTTTCTGTAGTAACTCCTCATACTTACCTCTTATGATAGGGCGGATATTTCACCGCCCATATCCTTTACACAATCAACCAATACACCATGAATATAACCATAAATAACATCGATAGTATTAGTAATGCTGCACACATTAATGCACCCTCACGTTCCATATCATGCATACGTTGTATCTTTTTATGGTTTTGACCTAAATCATTTTTCATCGGTTCATATCCAATTTCACAAATCGTACTCCACATTATTTATTTCCCTGTGCTGCCATATCCGCCAGCACCTCTTTCTGTTTCACTTAGTTCATCTACTTCTAACACATCAACCATTGCTACTGGTACGATGATAAGTTGTGCGATGCGATCACATCTAAATATTGTGTAATCACTACAAGATACATTTTCATATGCAATGCTTAGTTCACCTCTATAGTCAGCATCGATAACCCCAATACTATTTGCACATCTTAGAGGGGTCTTACTCATGCTACTTCTTGGCACTAATAACCCCATATGACCTTTTGGAATTTCAACTGCTATTCCTAAAGGTATTTTCTTTTGACTGTCAGCAGGAACTTTGATATGGAACGGACAATACAAATCTAACCCAGCTGCATCCTTACTACCTCTTGTTGGTAGTTGTGCGTATTCATTAACTAATTTCACTTTCATTTGTTCCAGGTTCCTCACTCCATTCACTTTCTTTGTATATACGGAAGAAATCATCCGCACTTAACACCACTAACCAAGGCTTATTACTTTTCTTCCAAGCTACAATAGGCATATCGCCACTCTTTTTTGCATCATGTTCGGCTTGTTCGTATGCCTTTCGTACATTTAGGTTTTCTACAAACTTCACCTCTTGGTGGATGTTTGGTAAACCTACACAGTCCGATGCATCGCCTGTGTTACCACAATATTGTGCAGTTCTACGTACTTTATCGAACCCATTGGCTCTACAAACATCTCGCCACATTCGTTCACCCCTAGCACCTTTTTGTTTACTATTTATTGGCAATCTTCATCACCGCCATCTTTCAAGCATTGATTACACGCTTTTTGATATACATCAACATAGAGCTCTTTCTTATCTCCGTTATATGTAACTTCAATGTATTCTTTGATATTTACACCGCTTACCAATGCTTTCCAATTTTGTAAGGTTTTGCAAAACCAAACCACATACATATCAGTTGGTGTTATTTCATTTGCATTGTAATCAAACTCATTAAACAAAACTGTTCTTGCTGCATTAATTGCTTTTTCTTGTAACTCGTACATATTTACCTCTCTTTTCATTCTGCAAATTCCATCAAATTTGTTTGTACTTTTACATCACTTAACATTTCCTGTTTAGCTTTTGCATACATTTTTCTATCAATTTCAAAACCATATGCACTTCTGCCTAGTTCCATAGCAGCCCTTAACGTGCTACCACTACCAGCTACTGGATCAATCACAACATCGCCCTCATCTGTGAAGATTTCAATTAATCGTTTAAGTACACTCACGGGCTTTTGGGTTGGATGAATATTAGGTACTAGGTTTTTGTTATCTCGTTTCCATTCAAAGTGATCAAATACCATTTTTTTATTGTTATTAAACTTAGGAAGTTTTTCACGATACAAAATCAATGCATATTCCGTAGCGCCTACAATACGCATATTTGCCTTTAAGACTTGCGCACTATAATTTTTATTGAATGTAATAGGAATGTAGTTTTTAAACCCATGTTTTTTTGCATATTCAATAACCATTGACATTTGTTGGAACGAACAGAACACAATCATGCATGGTGCTTGCCCTCGTTCTTTAGGTTCTTTTTTTAACAATCGATTACAGAAATGAAAGTATTCTGCAATGTTGAAGTTGTAATCAGAATTAAAGAATGCTTTACCAGCTTTTTTACTTTCGCCGTTTTTATTATCGCCGTCTACATACCACATAGGATTACTTGCATATGCATTGTTCCCTAGATTATATGGAATGTCAGCAATAACTAATTGTGCCTTTGGTATTCCATATCTTTTAAAATTCTGAAAATTATCATTAAATAGCTCTACTTTCATCTATTCACCCATTTCATACATCCAATTCGCATATAGTACTCCTTTTCTTGTTCATTTAACTTAACAGAACCATTTATTCGTTTTGCTCTTTTCACAAAACCACCAAAAGTGTAAATATTACCTCTACAATCGAATGTATCTATTTCATCAATTAAGATTAGACCAGCATCACCAAGTAATTCATCAATCGTTTCATAGTGATCATCATATAAATCTCTTGGTATTGCATAATACAGATACATCACATTGTGATTATCGTGATAACGTGCTTTCTTGAAATCATTTCTGAAATCGTTTATATCTGTTTTGATTTCAACTTCTGTTAAGTGCAAAGTGTTTAGATTGAAGTATACAAAATCAGCCTCATATGGTGGTTTTCCGCCATCCCTCATCATTACATTAGGTATGCATATATTTTTAAGAAACAAATGTTGCCCTAACGCATATTGAATATCTTGCTCTGTCAAACACTCACCCCTCTACATATTGTTCACATCGTTTTAAAATATCTTTTACTAACTCCAAAGGAATATGCGACCTTGCATTGTATCGTTTAACACCTTTGATATTCATTTTTTCAAACTCTATAGTATTTCTAATGTTATCTTTCAATAACTTTAAATCGATATTACTACCAAATTTAGTTGGTTTCTTAATTGGGTAATCGTAGTTGTTGTAATAGGTTAAATTATCATAAGGAACATCGAACCCTATTACATTTTTGATGTATTCCCATATCCGCCCATATGCTGGGTTTTCAATCACGAATACTTTAGGTTGATACCGCTCAATGATTTTCAATGTGTTGTATATGCACATCTCACCATTGATACGTGTTAGAAATGACTTATCATACTTGAATTGGTAGTTCTCATAATCAATGTGATTTCTGATTGTGAATTTACTCCCTTGCTCATATTCACCAAATAGATTGATTGTCATATCCTTTTCTTGTTTCCAACACGCATTACCACCTTTCATAGAACTTGCCACGCTCCAGCTTTCACAAGGTGGACTAGCTAGAATAACATCAGGTCTATCTAGCTTGTCCAACTGCTCCCATAATGCGTTTGGTTTATGCAGCATATTAACTGCAAGGTCTTGGTTGATACACGCATCACCAATTCCTATTGATGTGATCGTGTGTTGCCCCCCCCATATTCACGTTATATTCATCTACCGCTTGACGATAACAGCCATTACCATCATCAAATAACCCCCAAATGTGCATAGGCTATTTGCTTTCTTTCAATCGGAAACTTTCCGTAATAGGCACACCAGCCTCTGTTGGAATATAAATGATTTGGTCTTTACTGTCTTTCAAAGTATCAACCCATAACCAATGAATGTATGCCTCATTACCTTTCAATGATTGACCGATAATTTGATTAGCTTTTGCAGTACCCTCCGCACGTTTAACTTCTGCTTGTGCTAGGCTTTCAGCACTATCTAGTTTTGCTTTAGCCTCTAGCACCGCAACTTGTCTATTCTGTTCCGCTCTAGCAAGTTCAGCCTCGCCAGCTTTTTGTTGTTGCCACACCATATACATCGGAACACCAAACGCAAAACTCCAAACTACCGCACCAATCATAACTACTCCCAATAAAGCTGATACAATCTTATTCATGTTTATTTCTCCTTTGTCCTATTCCTAGTTTTCCTCTATCTCTTCAACTTCCACTTCGTCATACCAATCATACAAATCACACGCATCTACATCTTCTGTAAGTTCAATTACATTGGCTTGTTGTACAGCTTCTTCATGACTTTCACACTCTACAATTTTTGAAAACCCAATTTTTACATAGCCACTAATTTTGTATTCATCCATATTACTCACCTCTTAAAACGGAATATTTTCATCTTGCGGTTGCTCAAAACTATCAAATTTAACTAGCATTGCTATTCACTCCTCACAATCTTCACATTCGATAATGCAATTAGACGGAGATAACGCAACAAATGTTCCGAATGTATCTGTAAAGACAATTAGTCTTGTATTTCCCAAATCTACATTTCGCATACAACATTCAAACTCATTCTTGTCTTTAAATGTTTTTGTTTTGTATGTTTTTGTTTTGTATATCTTTGTTCCACAATGCATTACTACCAATAACCTAACCATATTTTCACCTCTTAGAACGGAATGTTTTCATCTTGATTTGCATTTTCAAAACTATCAAAATTACTAGATGCAGTTTCGTCATTTGTTAGTGATGTACCAACAAAGTTTGCTACTACCTCGGTTACGTAGCGTTTCTGTCCGTCTGCCGTTTCGTAGGAACGTGTTTGAAGTCTACCCTCTACAAACGCCCTATTGCCTTTACGCAAATTCCCAATGCTTTCGCCTAGCTTTCCCCATGCTACGCAATTAATGAAAGCGGTTTGTTCTTTTGTTTCATTGTTACTATCAATGTATGTATTGCTTGCTGCTACTGTAAATGTGGCTACTGCTTTTCCAGATTGTGTATAACGCACTTCTGGATCACGTGCTAAATTACCAAGAATTTGTACTGTATTCATATATCAATCTCCTTTAAATCTTTTGCTCGATGCACATCTTACCTTTATATACCTTGATGATTTCCTCAAGGCTTTCAAAGGTTCGTGCATCAGCTTTCATAATCATTTGCATCTGTTGAGTTGCCTCTTCTTGCGTATCTACATTTAGAGGTATCTCAATAGTGATTACCATCTTTCGTTTCTTACTTAGCATTTATCCCCCTTACCAATAACTAAGCTGTTTTAGTTCTGCCTCACAATCATCTACGTATACATCGTAGCTAGGGTGAATGTGGCAATCGACTGTTGCCTCATTCCTCATGATTTCAAGCAAGTTTTCAATCTTGGTTCTTGCTTGTGCCTCGTTATTTGCTAGCATTTGAAAGCTAACATTGAATGATACATTCACGCTTACATCAAACTCTTTTACTCTTTCCCTCACGTTTAACCCCCTATTGCCTGTTTCAGAAGTTCCTTGCCACTATCTGACAAGTTACTTTGTTCAATTACTTTAACTACATCTACTGGTTCTTTGGCTACTTCTACCAAGTTACCTGTAGCAGTCATTTCTATTTGTTTTTGACCAGCACCAATCAATGCACGTTCACGTTCTGATTTCTCCCTTGCTTTAAGCAGCAAGTGATTGTCCTTAATCGAATTAGACAATCTCAATCGCTCACGCTCTCTAATTTCTTGCACTTCATAGTTTTTAACGAATTGCGCCCTACATGATGTTTCGTTGAAGTTATCGCCGTTTTGAGGGTCAAACGATTTCCAAATTGCTTTGGCACATTGCTTTGTTAAACCCTCTAATATGTCTAAACCCTTTTCGTAGCCATATGATCGTGCTACTTGATACACCCTTTCCCATGCATCTTGTGCAGTCGGTAGTTCCTCATGTGCATTTACAAAGGCACTTAATGCGGAACATTCCTCTCTAATTTCTGCAATCGTTGGTAAGAATTTGCATCTATCAATCAGATTGCTTATTGCTTGTTCAAGGGTTACTGGGTTTACGTTAGATAGTTTTGTTACATACAACATCATTCGTTGCTCTGACATATCAGTAGACCACGCTATTTGTAACATCGATAGTGCTTTCAAAGTCTGTTGTTGGTTGTTCAGTATTTACACCCCCTAACTTATTCATCAAGTTATTAACTACGTTGATTGCATCTTCCTTGCTATTCTTTTTAACAGTAGGTTTTCTGTATTCACTACGTTCCCATGTTCTTACCGCTGCTTTCCAATCTTTCATGGAGTTCTTTCCTACTTTCCAGCCGTTGCTTTCGTAGTAGTCAAAGAAATGTTCAGCGTTTACATTATTGTTTCTTTCAATGCAGTAGTCTTGTATTTCATCAATAGTAGGTTTAGTAAAAGTTTTACGCTTTGGTGAATGTGGTTTCTCACATTCGCCCTCTATAGTCTTATCTAACCTAACCTTACCTATACTAGCCTTACCTAACCTTACCTTACCTACGGATACATCTTGTATACATTCTGTATCCATTGTGGATACATGGTCTGTATTTAACTGATATTCCTTATTTGCAGTAATATCTAGCAACTTTCTTTCAGGTTGAATACTTGGTTTGTAACGATCACTTTGGATATAGTTATGTATCTTCCAATGCTTAATTACGATAACACCACTACCAAAACCAATTACAAACTGTTTAGCTATAAGCAACTTCATATCATCTTCTTTAGCACCAACTATCCGCATGATAGATTTAGGTGCATTTACGAACCCATCATCATCTGCATCTAGCAACATATGAAAGTATAGGTTTTGTGTTGTAGCTGGCATATCAAGGAATTGGTCTGATTTGATAATGGACTTTGCCATCATTCGTCTTTCTGCCATACACTATCATTTCCTACCAATTCCTCAATAGCTTCACGTAAAAGAGGGTTTAAAGCAGCACATACAACATTGTCCAACATTTTATATTCATCAATTATGTCTTGATGGTAATTCTTATCACCCTGCTTATTTTTAAAGTACCAAATTCTAGCATTAATCAACGCTCTTAACATTTCCAATTTTTCATATTCACCAAATCTATCTTTGTTCATACTCATCTGTCCTCTTTTCTATTTCCTCTAATAAGTGTTTGCGTATCTCTTTTGCGAACACCCCATGTGCTTGATTGTGGCATTGCATACACAAGCAAGCTAAATTTCTTAAATCACTTAAACCACCTTGTGAACGAAACACTATGTGATGGCATTGTTCAGCCCTATAGCCACATATAACGCATTGTCCGTTATCACGCTCATAGGCTTGTTTTCGTGTTACTGAATATAATTTGTTATCCCTTTTCTTTCTGTTGTTCACTCTCCCACCCCTTAACCAATGATTGGATATAATCGCTATCATCAAGTTTTATTCCAAGCTGATTACACTCATCAACTAAGCAGTCAATAAGCCTTGCCATTTCTTGTTGGTTATATACTGACGAACCGTGGTAACACATTATGTTGTGATACCATGGAATGCTTTTACATTCGCCAGCATCTTCTGCTATCCATCCCAACCCATGACCTTGCCATATTTGAATATAACGTTCGATTGCATCCTCATGGACTGGTACATATGTGAAATGTCCACAGTCTTTTATTGCTTTGCGGTACACATCCTCTTTTGAGGTGTACCAAGTTTTACTTAATTCTTCCGCTATCTTTTGACATAGAACCCAGCAATAAGCATTAGCGTTCATACTGCGTGATTTTGATTTCTTTTTGATTTCAATCACGTATTCTTTATCTTTATCTAGCTTGTTTAGATCATTGTCATGTGGTGCTGGTATTACTACCATTACACCTAGCGGACTACGGAGTGTTTCAATATTACTTGTTGTCCACTTCATAACCTTTTACCCAGTCATAGAGTTTTGACATTTGATTTCTTGTAATGTTATCAATCACACCAACACCAAACATTTCTGTTAGTTGGTGCGCTACTTGCTCTTCGTTTAACCCATGTTCATTAGCCATCTTCAATATGATTGCGTATGCATTGTGAGGGTCAAATTCTTTTTCTTTCTTTTCTTTTTCTGCAGCTGCATTGATTTTTGTATCTTGCAAGCCTCGGTATACATCAGCACCTACACCAATCATTTTTGCTGCAGTACCTAATGCATCTGTAACCGCCATCTTGAATGCCTCATCGTTTCCGTGGTAACCATTTTTATCTTTGTAGATTAAAAAATCGCCACCATAACCGGGAATTGGCTCACTCCATGTATCACCATCTTTGATATATAGATTTACCAACACATACAACATTGTTTCTTTTGTTTCTTCGACTGGTACTTGTTGGCTACTAACAACCTCAAATTTCCAACCAATGCCGCACATACCATATGTTTCCGTTAATATTTCCCATCGCCATTGAGGGGAAATATCATATTTTCCTTTGAGTTTTCCAAAGTCAATTACCTTTAACGCTGATTGCGGTACAGTTTTTACCGCATTATATCTACTATCCATCTATACCTCTTTATATTTGTAACCACGCATTTCTAAGAAATCAGTTAAATCTTTTGCATCATCTTCTGTTAAGTCATAAACAGTTACTGTAAAACCAGTTTTAGTTTCTAAAACTTCGCTTGGTTCAACTGTTTCATTTGTGATGCTTGCTCGTGCAGCATCTTCCATTTCGTTACGCTCTGCAAATTTTGCATTGATTAATTCTCTAGCTTGATCTAGTGGCATATCTTTTACTGCATCCCAACATTCATTAAATGTGATTGGTGTTGCAAGTTCGTATTGTTGGTTGCAAGTATCTACAACAAACTCAATCATGCCTTTTTTCTCTGCTAAGATTTGTTTATAATCATCATCTGATTGTTGACGCTTTGAGATTTCAATCATCATTCCCTCAATGGAAATTTCAATATCTTTCATCTTTGCAGTTTTATTTAACCAGCGTTTATCATGTTGAAGTTGATTTGCGTATTCTTCACGCACTCCATATTTTTCAACCATCTTTTCGATAAACTTATTGATAGCATCTGTTTTAGCTTGCGCCTCTTTTTCATCAAAGTATTTAATTTGTTCTACAAGTGGTTTTTCCGCATCGTAAACAACTTTCAATACTTCGTTTACTTCTTCTTCAAACAACTCAATCGGTCTTTTGAGTTCTCGTTTTTTCTCTTTACAGAATTTATCCAGTGTTGTTCTGTACTTAACGATTTCATTCTTAGCACTTACCATGTCCTTATAGTTTTCTTCTGTTACTACAAGTCCTTTATACTTTTCTAACTGTGCCTCAAAGTAAGTTTTGATTTCTTCTTTATTCCACTTGAATACTTGTTGATTTTGACTAACAATAGGTGTTAAATTAATTTCCATTTTATTCTCCTTATGCTTGTGCTAGAATATAAGTAGAGTATTTTCCAATACTTTTACACAAAGTCCGCTGAAACTTCTTCTAACTTTTCGCCAGCGGACTTTTTTCTTTTTTCTAATTCGTGGACATCTTCTAACCAATATCCAGCTAAAATCCAAAGTGTAACACCTAGCATGGTTTGACAAAACCAAGTCCAAAAGCCAATAGTGTCTATCTCAAGACTACCCATAGCACCGACTGCTAGAATTGCACCTATAATTCTTAATGCATAACATACTTTAATCACTGTTGAACACTCCTTATAGTGCTAATTTCATAAGGCTTATGATTATAAATAAGCTAATGCCAGCACTTAATCCTAAAGCCAATATCCAAAGGCAAAATATGCAGATTTCTGTGAGTAGCTTCATTCTTTACCAACCTCTTTTCGCTAGTGCATCAACAACCATCTGACACGCACTATCACAATCCCATTTAAAAGCATTCCATGCGAAATCATGTGCTCGTTTTTGTTCAGAGGCATCTAACTCTTCGCTTTCAATTCTTCTAACCAAACTTTCTGCATCTCTTTTGAAATTCAATCGTACATTCATTACAGTCACTCCTTACTTTGGACACTTTAGATTTCTTCCATTCTTCAAACTCGGCTAGATTGCTAGGGTTATTAAAGAATTCATAAATGCATTCAATGAACATTGTCATTACATCACGCCCTTACATACTGCATTGATACCTTTTGCAGTTAAGATTTCGTGAATACGCAATCGACCTTTTTGCGTCCATTTTGTTTGAATTTTGCTATCAAGCCGGCCATCAGTTCGTGTAAAGGTAAATGTTTCTGATTTTGTATATCCTTTTCCCATTTCAGATTTATATAAAATCCATTGTCCATTCACGTTGCGTTGCAACTTAGCTTCATGCAAAATCTTATTTAACGCTCTAGCTGATAAATCATAATCGGCAGCAACTTGTGTAGTAGTTAATGTGCTTGTACTGCTTAAAATTTCATCAACATAATCTCTTACTGGTTGAAATTCTGCGATTTGTTGCTCCTGTTGAGCGATAATAACCTTTTGTTCATTGATTACGTTGTTGGCAATTTTTAAAGCACGGCTCATAACCTTTTCAGGACTGTTCCATTCTTTTTCGACTTCGATAAAGTATTCTCTAGCCTCTCTGCCTTTTTCATTTCTAGCTAACATACATAACTGTTTAGCCATTTCGATTGTTAGGTCATGTTCAAACTGTGTTTGTGGCATAACTCGTCCATCTTCACGGAGGACTTTTTTGTCCATCGTGAAATAGTCGACATTTTCAACAAAACCATACTCACACATTCTGTTGAACCATTTAGAATATGGTGTATTAATTTCTAAGAACATATGTAAATCTCTACCGCTTACATACTGCTCATCATTCTTAGTTACATTTACAGGAATTAAGTTCATCTAATCACTCCTTTCAACTCGATATTTCGTGTTATTCGGTAAAAAAAAGAGTTTCAATCGGTAAGTCTGAGTGTATGCAGCTTTTAATCTGTTTACACTCTTCATAAGTTATCGGATATTTTCCATTTAACTTATCAAGTATCGTTGCATATCTCTTTTTCATTTGAACAGCTAGCTCCTTTTTTGTCATGCCAATTCTTGCAAGTTCGGCATTAAGATTAGGATACATTTAATATCACCTCCCCAATAAATTATTATTTCGTTTAGGTAAAACGGTTTATCGTTTTCCTGTGATTAAAGTTTATAACGAAATTTCGTTTTTGTCTAATAAACACTTGTTGAAGTTTAGTTTAAAAGTAGTTTATAATCGTTATATCGTTTTTACATATTGAAATATCGTACTAAGAATGTTATGATACTTATATAGTAAGTATGCAGAGGAACTATCAATGACTAGAGAAGAATATCTAAGAGGATTAATATTAGACCAAGGAACAGTTAAGGATTTTGCATTAAAGATTAATATGCCATATTCTACACTCCTTTCTATTTTAAAAAACGTTGGAGGTGCATCTATAGACCTGTCTCTTATACACATCTCCGAGCCCACGAGACTACGCTGCATCTC